GACTGTTCGCCGTCACCAATCTCTTCTAACCGAAGATCGTTTCCATATGTGCTAGCCATGTGAGTTTCCTAAACTAGATGAGTTGTTAAATTTATACCGTGCTTACTGTTAAGACGCAATCTTTTTCCAATTTGGAGTAGAACTTGGAGATACAGGCGTCCACTGAGCATTGTTAGCAGGTATAATTTGTTGCCAAACAAAAGTTGAGCCAATTGCACCTATAGCAGATAGGCCTGTAACAGCAAATGCTTGGTTAACACTAACAGTGCCTACCGCGCCGGTGCCTGTTACCCCTGTTGCAGAAAACCCAAAGTCAATTGTTACAGTGCCTACCGCGCCTGTACCTGCCAGACCTGTCACAGCAAATGCTTGATTAACACTAACAGTGCCTACATTACCTGTACCAAGAACCCCGTAGATCGGTGTAGCCACCGCCCCTATCGCGCCAGTTCCACCCACGCCTGTCACAGGTATATTTGCAGTTAAATTAACTGTGGTAGCACCAACCGCGCCAGTGCCACCCACACCCGTAGCGTTAGCATTGATACCAACCCTTGCGAATGGAGCGCCTAGTGCGCTCGTCCCAGCTACTCCCGCAGTAGGAATAACGCTTACAGATACTATGGATACAGTGCCGATAGCGCCGGTAGAATTTAAACCTAGCGCAGATATATTTCCGTCTGAATCAACTACAATAGTAGCAAGGGCTGAAGTACCACTAACACCCGTTACGGAAACATTAGCTACTCCTGTAGTAGTAACACTGCCTACCGAACCTGTAGCGGCAAGCCCTGCGGTACTTACCTGTTTAGATACAGATATATTTACAGAACCTACTGATGTAGTTCCGTTAGGTACAGTTTGACCAGAACCCCAGCCATTTTCACCCCAAGCACCGGACCCCCAGTACCCATTTTCTATGAGGACAGTGACCGATAAGCTGCCGAAAGGAAGAACGCCCCAGCCACCTGCACCCCAAGGATACCCCATAGTATATCCTTTGTTTAGGCGATACGAATAATAGCGTTACTCGCGTTTGCCGTTGGCATAACTACAGTAAAGTCACCGGCACTTGCGGCTTTGTCTGAACCAAAGTCTAACACACAAACGGTTGGATCACCTGTTGCTGCTTCATTGTAAATCAACGCTCCGCGCACAGCCGAGATACTCACGTTGGAAAACACAACATTGTTCATGTCTAAAAACGCTGTTGTACCAGAGTTTGTAGGTGTTACGGTAGTTACCGCATTGCCTTTAGCAGTGTAGTTTGTCCCGCTAACCTCATTACCCGAGGTATACGCAGTGGTAGCCGCGTTAAAACTTGCGCTGTTGGTATACATAGCTAACTTAAAGATGTTAGATGCCCCCGTGAAATTGTGAACACCCTTCAAGAGTTCTGTTTTGAAAGAAGTACACATAAAGTTGCCATTAAAAGCCATTTACATTTTCCTTATATATTCGGCTAGCTTTTCATGACCAGCATCTTTGATTGCATTATATACAGTAGTTCTATCACTTTGGATAGCCTGTTTCATGTAGACGGCGATTACAGCCTGCATCTGTTCCTTGTACGCCAAGGCTTGATCTTTTATCGCGGGAGGGGCATCGTCTGCTACTAGCATTAGACGATCCGCGCAAAGTTTAGCAACCTCTTCAGGTGTAAACCCGCGGTTATTGGTTGTCGTAACTTCAACACTACCAACAGACATTTCAAATGGCATGTTCATGTTCTAGCTTTCCTAATCGGTCCATAACGATATTCATCAGCAATCTCTTGCCCTTCCCCTAGGTTTTTGAGTCTAGACAATCCCTCTCTAAAACGACCTTCATACAAGGTCATCATATCAGCATCGCCCTTCATATATGTGTACGCTTCAGACAAACATCCGTACAACAATGTCATTCTCCCATCGTCACTAAGCCAAGTGGTGGTGGTGTCTGGGCTGATGGCCGTAATAACCCCTGATGCTCCGCTGCTTGATCCCGTCACTGTTTCTCCAACAGTGAACGACCCGATGGGAACTCGAACTGCAAGTAAAGAAACAGATGTGACGGATGTAACAATAGACGTTTGTCCGCTGCTTGATCCCGTTACTGTTTCTCCAAGAGTGAACCCGGCACCCCCAGCAGGTCTAACCATGGTCAGCGTTATCTCGCTTTTGGTCAAACTTTTCGGGCGATAAAAATAAGCCAACTCCACCGAGTAATTAGAATCTGGCGTTGGACCAATAATAAAATTGGCATCATCAAATTGTGCATAATAAATAGGAACGCCCGTAGTTGCAGGGTTCGGAGTATATGTTTGTACATAGTCTAAGTCTTTAAACAACAGGAAAACTTTTTCGTTATTAACTATTGTACTCAACGAAAAAGGCGCCATGAAGTCAGACGGGGTTTCTAAAAACTGGTTATCTTTACTTAACGTCCCAGAAGAGTTTTGTTGAAACGTAGTAAGTTGCACGTTTTTTAATATTCTTTCTTCCGTCAGTTCTATGAACAAAGGAAGGTTGCGAAGAAAACCAGTTTCATCGTTCTCAGTGTAGTCTTTGATTGCTGTCTTTAAAGTCGTATAAGTAAAGCTCATGACATCACACTATTGTTATGTTTCCCACCATACCACTGTGGTTGGTGCATTGGTAGACTAAAGAAGAGTCAGAGGGTTCATGCGGAACAATGAACTGTGTTAACCCTGTAGTGGAATTATAATTCTCAGTAACCCCTGTTGTAAAATTAGAGCCCCCTGCCGATACTCGTATCTTCAAAGGATGGGCACTTACATTAGCCGCGTTATTTAAAAGGTACGTGTGACCTTTGTAGAAAGTAAAGTTTGGGTTGTTCCCAGAGGTAGCTCCAGGTCCTGTAAATGTATAAGCAGTTGATCCGTTTACACCAGCAGTATATTTAGTTACTGGACCAGTTGTCTCGTCGTTTAATCTAATCCACGCGGCGGCGTGCCCAAAATATAATCCACCTGTCGCGTGAACATGCGCCACTGCGCCATGATATGACCCAGCACTAGGTAAGTCGCTTAAATTAGCGTAGTAAAAAACAATCTTATTTGCTCCAGAACTTACGTTTATAAGACCGTTACTGTCTATTATATCTGTGAGTGTAGAGCCATTACCAACCGCTGCATATATCTCAGTGAAGTTTGCATTTATCTTAGTGGCACCAGAGCGTAGAGTGTCTCCATTGCCATCATTTGCACTGCTTCCTATACCTACCGTCTGTTTGGTCATGTCTTATCCCTCGTCAAAAGTATCTGTTGTTGAGTCTAACGTAATAGACGTACTGTCAAACCTTGGTGCGGAAGAGGCGGGTACGGTGACAGAACCTACCGCGCCAGTACCTGCTATACCTGAAACGGCAACACCTGACACTACAACTGTTACCGTGCCCACATTACTTGAACTATACACACCTGAAACGTTAGCAACGTCTTCCTGACTAGCGCCTATGGTAATAGTAACTGTACTCACTTCGCCTCTAAGGACAAAAGAGTTGGGCGTTAAGACCCCATCTCCAATTCCGCCAACAGGGTTCCATCCATATTGAAAGTTTCTTTGATCTTCTAGATTAGACTCAGGCCGTGGGTTTTTTAATGCTTGAGGATCGGGACCAACGCGAGGAGGAAAAAGCTGCGGATGCTTGGGCTCAAATTCATCCTTACCCACCTTAGCGCCGGTCCACTCAACGCGCATGTCTTTCAAACGATACCGAAAACCGGATCGATCTGATATTCCATAGGCGTTCTTGTCCGAAGCATATGCCATGCTAGACCCTCAAGTATTGGAAGCTGGGCTGTAGCTTTAAGGGAACTCGCGCCTCGTCTTCATCTGAGGCTCGTTGGAACTCTTCCTCGTATACCGTCTTTAGCATTTGAATACGATCTGGAGTTCTTTTCATTGCGATGTAATACGCCAAGCCAGCCACCATACAAGGGTAGAACCTAAACGGCATATCCGTAGTGTTAACCAGCGTATTTACATCATCAATGCGGCGAACGTAATGGTAAACCAGTTGATCAGTGGAGTTCTCAGGTGTAGCCCAAAGGTTTAAAATAGGCGTAATCTGTCGATCAAAGTAATACTGGCTAGGCCGACCTTGAGTAGTCTTGTCGGGCAGAGTGACATACTCTCCACGGCTAATCCTTGTGATCTCAAAGTCTGTTCCATCGCGGCGCAACACAATCTCCAAGACATCCACAACATCCGCGGCCAACGGTATGGCGCTAGTCCCTTTCGTTAGATTTACCGTTTCCGACTTAACAGTCCACATGTTTATGCCCCTGTTTGCCCAATCAGCGAACATAAGGTTTAAAGATCTACGAGCGGTACGAGCATCATAACCAGTGCGGACTTCTATCCCGCAGCGTTCATATGCCTCTTCGATAACCTCACCAACATCGATGTTAAAGTCTCTGGTTCCTGATACTGTCATGGGCTTAACTCATATGTGGTTTCTGGTTTGTCTTAACCATTACTACGCCACCATTTCTATAGCCTTGGACCTTGCCACCCATTGCCATGCCTTTAGATTTAACCTTACCGCCCATCGCCATGCCCTTAGACTTAACTCGGCCACCCATCGCCATGCCCTTGGCTTTGACCTTGCCGCCGCCGGCCATGCCCTTGGCTTTGACCTTGCCGCCGCCGGCCATGCCTTTAGATTTGACCTTGCCGCCGCCGGCCATGCCTTTAGATTTAATCATTCCACCGTTCCTTTTTTTAATAACGCCTCGTCCAATCATTATGTCTTTCTGTGTGATCTTGCCGTCACCGCTCAAGTCTTTCATCGCTTTACTCCTTTGACCTTAGCCTTTTTAGTATTGCTAACAACGGTTTTCCCTTTTTTGCCAGCCGCCTTCTTTTTCTTAGCAGTCGCAGATCGATCACCTTTAGAAAGAGAACGTGCTTTAGCCAACGGCAAGCATCTGTCAGGGTTCTTTTTATTCTTAGAAGTTCCGCACTCACCCTTGATACTACCATCCGTACCTATTCGCACCCATTTCTGATCACGCCATTTCTTTAGCTCACCCATCTAAGCCTTCTTCCTAGAAGAATTAACAACCCTTTTTAAAGTCTTGGCTTGCCCAGCATGTAGCTTTGAGGCTTTTTTTAAACCTTTTATAACTTTATTAACTTTCTTTTTATTGCCCTTAGTTAAACTCATTTCTTCTTCCCCTTACTACCCTTAGCATAGTTTGGGTCTTTGCAATACTTAGATGCAGCCATGTTTGCATACGCAGATGGGTACGTGTCAAAAGTCCTCTG